TTTAAAAGAATATGTAGCTCAATATACAGCCGAAGTAGATAAGATAGATAAACTATGTCGAGCGCAGAAAAAGTCTTCAGACAAAAATTAATAGAAGAATTAGACAATTTATGTGATAAATTAGATAAAAAGTATGATATTAATTGTGGTGGATGTTGCTATATAGCATATCTTATTTCATTAGTATTATCTACATTTAATATAAAATATAAATTGACTATTTATGACCATGAAGTTAACTTTCATAAAAAATTAGAGATTAGAAATAATATAAGAAATAATAGAGGGTTTCCATGTCGATTAGATACAGCTAATCATTATGCAATAAGCATATCAGGTAGAACTATAAATAAAAGTACTTTTAGTCCTTGGTCTGGAAAGCATTTAAATATAAGTTATATTAAACCAGAAGAGATTAAAGAAATGTATACGAAAGGTGATTGGAATGATTATTATAATAGATCACATAACGGACACATTAGTAAATTATTTTATAAAATAATAAAGAAATATGAAAAAGAAAGCAAAAAACGAGTCGATAGTAACTCTTAAATGTTCTTGTTGTGGTAAGCCTACCAAACATTATCTTACAAAAGATGGCGAATACAAATGTATCATCTGTCAGCATGTAGATAAAACAGTTGCTTTGAAAGAAGTTGTATTTGAAAGCGACTTTGATAATGAATTATCTAAAGTAGAAAAAGAAGAGGCTGCTCCAGAAGTTGAAAATTTTTTGAATGAAGGTTTGGATGAAGTTGATAAAAATACAGCAATTCCAAAAGAATCTTTAGATGAAGCAATTAAATCTATTGATGAATCATATAGTGAATTGATTTGATAAAGTTCTATAGACATCCTAAATTAGATAAGTCAGAAGTAACTACTTATGTAAATAAGGATGGTGATAGAATAGAAATTGCTCCATTCTTTTTATATGAGATAACATTATCTAAATATATTGTAGATGATAAACAGAGAAGATATGAGCAATTAGACTCTAAATTTGTAAAATCTAATAAAGAAGTACCAGACAAATGTGATATTAAGTATTTTCCTAATAAAAAGAAATTACAATATTGTATTGTCAAAAATTTTACTATGGTCGGTGCTACCAAAGAATATATAATGAATAACAATTTCCCAATATGGGAATTAAACAAAAAGAAACATGAAAAAAGAAAAAGTAGTTTACAAAGAAGGAACGTTCACAAATTACGAAGGTAAAGTACAGAAGTTTATAATCTGTGCTATTAGTAGAGTACCAGAAGTAAATACATGTTTATCATTACCTGATAATAATGAATATATGATGGAATATTATGGTGATGAACTAAAAGAACTTAGTGTTGGAGTTAGTATAACTAATACTAAAGATTCCTTTGATGAAGAGTTCGGAAAGAAAATTGCTTATAGTAAAGCTAAGTCTAATAAGAAGTCATTTATGCTTACAAATAGACCTGGATTTATTAATGAAGATGTAGTAAATGCTCTGCTAGCTAATTATGTAAAGTATATTCAGAAAGATCCAGGTTCAGTAATAGCTGGATATGATGCTGCTAAAAAAAAGTATTTCGAGAAAAAGAAATATGTTAATTTAGCAGAAGATATGGCTTCTGATACATTAGCTGCAATGGGAGCTTTAGCAGATGCTACTAGTGATGAGTTAGAGACAGCTAAAAAACTACGTAAATATAATATAATTTAATGTCAAAAGATTCCAAAATATTATTGGTATTTATGATATTTTGTGTAGCTACTTGTATTATTATTACTATTAATACTAAGCCAGTTAAACAGTCTAATTATGAGAGAGTCATAGATTCTCTCAATAATAAAATTGATTCTATACAAAATAAAAGAATTAAAATAATATCTACTATAGATTCTAATGACACAAAAATAGTAAATGTACGAAAAGAATATTATAAAACTGTTGATAATATTATTCATCAGTCTTTCGATTCCAACAGCGTCTATTTCACAAACTATATCGACAGATATAGGAAAAACCATGACTCTGACTCCTCAGCAATTAAAGACAACTAATCTAATATTTGCTGAACATGAAAAATGGTCTAAAGAAATACCACTATTAAATACACAAATTAAGTCTTATAAAGAGTTAGTTAATTCATATGTTGTTGAAGATTCATTAAAGTCAGAACAAATTGACTTTTATAAATTGCAAATAAAAGATGATAAAATTAACATTAATAAACTTAATAAGAGGTTAAAAGTAGTTAAAGTTGCTGGGATTTCTAGTAGTATTTTATTATTTTTACTAGGTGTATTTATAACGAAGTAATGTATGGAAAAGGACAAAAACGGAGTTGTATATAAATATCCAGATAGAAGTTGCAAAGAATGTAACAAATATCCATGTTTTGAAGGAATAGACACTTGTAAGTGTGATTTCGCTAAATATGGATGTAAAACATACCAGATTACAAAATAAATAAAATATAAAATTATAAAAATAATGGGAGTTTTAGGAGACAAATTAGCATCAGCTTTAGAAGCAAAAACAAATGACATTAACAGCTTTATTTGGAAAGGACCGAAAAAAGAAAATCGTACTCAAGATGAAATAAAATTAGTTGATGCTACCCCAGATCAACTTAAAGAGTTCTATGAGCATTGTAAATCAATGTTATATAGTACTGATAAAGTAAATCCTGGTAGATATACATTGAAAGATATAGTTAGAGATCAAATTAATAAATGTAATACTGAACTATATCTTAGATATTTAGAAAATAAATATCTTAGTAGTACTGAGCGTAAATCTTATCCTAGATATTTATTAATGAAAGATTTAAAAACTTTTCTTGATGCAAACATAGAAGCAATACCTAGAGACCAATGGAAAATTGCGAAGGTATCTGAAGCTATGGATAATATTCCAGAAGAGTTTAGAGATGTAACAATAGAAAATGTATTAGATGGTTGTCTTGATACATTAGGAACTTTTGATAAGAGGCACTTATCTCTTAATTTCTTAACGAAATTGGGAGTTTGGTTTACACCTGCTGAATTGAAAGATCTTACTGTTAAAGACGAGGTTACTGGTAAGAATAAAGATAGAATTAAAGTAATTATAGAAAGACTTAGACTTAATCCTAATACACAAATTAAGGTAAGTAGTAAAGGTCTATCTTATGCTGAACTTCGCTCTATGCTTACTCTTAAGGTTAAGAAATATTCTGATTTAACTACAGAACAATTACTTACTTTAAGAAATAAAGTATTGTTTAGATTTGAAAACGAAATTGATTATCATATTAGTCAATGGGAAGAGAGAATTAAACAACTTGAAATGGTAGCCAATTCTAAAGGATTTTCACTTTTATCAAAAAATGAATAAATAGGTGGATACAAGTTTAGACTTATTTAAAACATTAACTAGGTCTGAAAGACAAGAACTAGGGAGACAACTATGGATTAAACATAAATGCTGTGGCTCCCTAGTTTATCCTACGGGAGTAGGAAAAACAAGAACTGCTCTTAATTGCATTGAATGTATATTGAAAAAATATCCAACTTTCAGAGTATTAATAGTAGTTCCAACTGAAACTTTGTATAACCAATGGAATACAGAACTTGATTCTAGAGGTTTAGCTTTGAACTGTGAAGTTCAAATAGTAAATACAGTATCTAAACATAAATATAAAGCAACTATACTTGTAATCGATGAATAATTTGTCGATTTAAAATCGGGTGAACTGCTGGAATATCCTTAGAGCTTTTTAAACTACAACATAGAAAGTAATTTCAAGTGTGATAGTAAAAAATTAAAAAGATTGGACAATCAGCAACCAAGTTTCCTAATATAGGAAAAAGGCTCACAGACTATCTCGTAAGAGAGTACATTTAAGTTAAATAGTATTTAATTTATTTGGAAGTGCCCGAATAATTTACTATATTGTTATGAATTAAAAAAATTTATAGCAATGAATAAAATTTATAATTTTTATGTATTAAGTGCTTCTTCTGATGAATAGAATATTCGTTATGTGGGAGTAACTACAAGATCAATAATAGAAAGATTTTATGGACATAAATATTGTGCTAAACATGAAAATAAACGTGGATTGCCTGTTCATAAATGGATGTTTTCTCATTATTCAAAAGGAGAAACTATTATTGTAAAACAAATAGATAAATGTGATAGTAATGAATGGGAAGATAGAGAAAAATATTGGATAAAATATTATGAAGATAAAGGATTTAATCTCTTAAATGTTTCTGAAGGAGGAAGTGGAATTGTAACTAAAGAAATGCGCTCAGAATCATCTATAAATAGATCTATACAAGGACATAAAAAAGCAATTATAGCTTTAAATATGGACGGTACATTTTATAAAGAATTTGATAGTGCTATTGAAGCAACTAAAGAATTAAATATAAAAAGCAAATCTTCAATTAATAATGTCCTTAAAGGCAGGAGTAAAAGTTCTGCTGGATATATGTGGATATATAAAGAGGATTATAATTCTAATAATATATATAAATATAATAAAGTAGAAAAAGGGACAAAAATATATCAATTTGATATTAATGGATCTTTTATTCAAGAATATCCATCTATACGAAATATTAATTCTATAGAAGGATTTAGTTCAAATGGACTTAGGGCCGCACTAAAAGAAAAAAGATTATATCACAATTGTTATTGGTCTAAAACGAAAACAATTGATATAGATGAATTCGAACCTTATTATAAATATGTAGAATTATCAAATAATAATGATATAGTAGAATTATATCATGATCAAATAGAAATATCCAATAAATTTAATATAAATACTAGCACAGTATGCACAAAAATTAAAGAACAAAAAATATTTCCGGGAGGAAATATTATTCGTAAATTATAAGATATAGTCGATACTATTATGAAAATAATAGAATAATAGGAAATACATCGTACTGGCTCATTAGAGTTCTCTAAGATATTTCAAAATGTAGATTATAAGTATATATTAGGATTAACTGCGACATTTGAACGATTGGATGGAAAAGAAAAATTAATAGAAAAATATTGTCCAGTTATTGATACTATATCTACTGAAGAAGCTTTGTTTAATGGATGGATTTCTAAATATAATGAGTATGAAGTTATCATAGATGTTCCTGATATTGAAGTTTATAAAACATATAATAAGGAATTTACAAAACACTATGAATATTTTGAGTATGACTTTGGACTAGCAATGTCTATGGTCGGACCTAAAGGATATCTTAATCGTATTAAGTTTAGAGATTATAAATGTCCTAAAGGTTCTAAATCAGAGAAATCTGAAGTACTTAAAGATGTAACATATCATGCCATGGAATTTATGAGAACTATTCAAAAAAGAAAAGCTTTTATAAATAATCATCCTAAAAAATTAGAAATAGTTAATAAAATAATTGAAGCTAGAAAAGATAAGAAAATTATTACTTTTTCTAATAATGTAAAGATGGCTGAAGGAATAGGTTATGGTGAAGTATATACAGGTAAAATTACAAAGAAGAAGGGAAGAACTACAATAGAAGAATTTAATGAGAAGAAAACAGGTGTATTAAATACTTGTAAGAAAGCAGATGAAGGTCTTGATGTAAAAGGTCTTTCCGTTGCTATTGTCTTAGGATTAGATTCTTCTAAAATAAAAGCAACTCAAAGAAGGGGTAGAGCTATAAGATTTGAGCCAGATAAAACTGCTGAAATATTTAATATAGTTATTAATAAAACAGTAGAATTAAACTGGTTTGCAGAATCTCATAAGGATGAGAAATATATACAAGTTGATGAAAAAAATTTAGAAAAAATTCTTAAAAATGAAGATTTTGAATCATATAAAAAACCTGTACTACAATTTAGTTTTAGGTATTGATGATTAAATAGAATGTATGTGAAATGAGCCGTCCTGGAAAGGAATAAACTTTTTACAATTAAAGATAGTATTTTATAAACTATTATTAATTGTTTTTATGACAATATACGGAATATTAGAAGCTATACAAAATGATGTTAATGGATATGTAACATATGTATTTAAAATATTAGAAGATAATGAATGTCAACTATTAGGTTATAAAAATTTGACATGTGTTAGATTTCCTAACTGGGAATGTAGAGAATTAAAAATTGGAGATATGGGATATGTAAACTTTGAATTTAGAAGAGCAGGAATAGACTGTTGGTATAATGGAGAAGAACTAATTCCATATAGAAATAACATAGTACAATTTATGAATTTTATATTTCCAGGTAAAAATAAAACAGAATCTTGTATAATGTAACTAATATGAATAAATTTGATTATAATATTGATGAAGAAATAGCTATAATGGAAAAATATAGCTTATCACCGACTGAGTTGTTCGTGATTAAAGCTATTCTATTATTACAAGAAGGATATGAAGAAAATTATTTAATTAGATTTTTAAGTATTCCAGAAAAAGATCGTGGAGATTTTAGAGAAATTTTAGTTTCTTTACAAAATAAAGGTATAATATTAAAAAGTTATACAATACCAATGAAAGGAAGAGAGTTTGATCCTGAAGAGATTCAGATAAATAAAGCTTTCTTTAAAACAATTTATAGATCTAGTTTTGAACTCGGAAAAGAGTTATTTGAAACTTATCCTATGTTTACTACAATTAATGGTGCTACTGTATCAATAAGAGGTATTAGTAAAAAGTTTGATAGTTTGGAAGATTTCTATAAGTTTTATGGTAAAACTATAAAACATAATCCAGAAATGCATAATCATATTATTGAATTATTAAATTGGGAAAAAGACAACAATATTGGATTTATTAATATGTCATTGGCCTCTTTTGTAATTGAAAACAAATGGAACGAACTGGAAGCTTTAAGAGATGGTAAGATTGCTAATGTTAATTTTAATACCATTAAGAGCTTATGATGTCTTTAATAGATGAAATAGCGAGGGGTAGGGAAGGAAGAAACTGGGGTTTTAGTCTTGGACTTCCAAAACTTGAGGATTTAACTGATGGTTTAACTAAATCTACTTATACTCTATTATTTGCATCTTCTGGTGTTGGAAAATCAAGTTTAGCTATTTATGCTTATATATATAAACCACTAATGGAACATTTAGGGGATGATAATTTATTATTAATATTATTTTCTTTAGAAATGAAGAAAACATTTATTATGGCTAAGTTATTAAGTATATATATACATGAAATGTATAATATTGATTTAAGTATGAAAGAATTATTATCTAGGAAAAAGGGATATAGATTGTCTGATGAAAATATGAAGATAGTCGAAGAATGTATTCCTTGGTTGGAAAAAGTAAATAAAGTATTACATGTATATGATGGTTCATTAAATTCTACTAAGATGTATGCTATTTTATTAGAAGAACTTGAAAGTGTAGGAAAATTTACTAAAGAAAATCATACTGGATATATTCCAAATAATCCGAATAAAGTAGTACTAGCTGTTTTAGATCATGCTGGTTTATTACAAGCAACCAATGGAAGAAGTAAAAAAGATGAAATTGATATGGCTTCTCATATGATAGTCAGTTTAAGAAATAGAACTGATATATCTATGCTTTGGTTAATGCAATCTAATAGAGCAGTAGCTGGAATGGATAGAAAGAAACAAGGATTTAATGAACCTATGATAGAGGATTTACGATAAGAAAAAAAATTAGTCCAAAAATTTTGTTTTCAAGTTCTCTTTAAACTCCGTTAAACAGGGAAACTCCTTAAAGGACAATCCTGTGCTAAACCTTTAAGAAATTAAAGAAAAAGCTAAACGACTAGAAGTGATGCCTAACGTAAAGACGAGGCTATAAAATCTTCCACGAAAGCGGGGCACTATTTAAAGTAATACTTGTGAAAGTATAAAATAAATTAAAGATATAGTCTAGACTATATAGTAATATATAGAAATATAGGATAAAAACCTATATGATAATAATATCGATCAAAGATTCAGGTAGTCCTTCAGAAGATGCTGAGATAGTATTGAGTATATATAATCCAAATAAAGATCATTTAGCAACATATAGAGGATATGATATTAAACAGATGGGTGAAAACTTCAGAAGTATATTATGTCTAAAATCCAGATATGGAGAATCTAATGCTGCTGATTGTTGCTTTTTTAATGGTAAAGTTAATGTATGGCAAGAATTACCAAAGCCAACTGAAATTTATGATTATTCAAAGTATTCCATAGATAAGAAAGAAGAAGCGAAAGATATAGTAAAAGAAAATAATAAAAAAATGAAATTTACAATTTAAATGAGTAATATTATAGGTTGTGCAGGATTATCTAATTCTGGAAAAAGTACATCATTAAAATATCTAGATCCTAAAGAAACTTTTATTGTTAGTTGTACAAATAAACAATTACAAATTCCTGGATTTAGAAAAAAATATATAAAAATTAAAGTAGAAGAAGGAAAACTTGTTGGTAATTGGTTAGTTAGTAATAATTATGCTACAATAGAAAAAATAATGAAAATTATTTCTGATAAAAGGCCAGATATAAAAATAATCGTAATTGATGATGCTAATTATCTATTATCTAATGAAGAGTTTCAAAATGCCCTAACCAAAGGATATGAAAAATTTACAGTTATGGCTAAAAATTACAGTGATTTTATTCAAAATTGTAGTAATTTAAGAGATGATATTACTGTAGTATTTATTTCTCATATAGAAAATTGGGGGACTGATTTAGATCCAGAATATAGATTATGGACTACTGGAAAAATGTTAACACAAAAGACTAATTTGGATGGTCTATTTTCTTATTTGTTGTATGCAGAAAAATATCAAGATGATGGAGATGATGAAGTAAAATATAGATTTAGAACTAAAGGAAATATTAATGATACATGCAGAAGTGTAGAAGGATGTTTTAAAGATAGATATATTGAACCTAATATGAAATTAGTTATAGATAGTATTAATAAATTTGAAATGGATGAATAATGAAGCTATTGAAAATGACAGTAACTACCGAATGGGTAGACGAAGAAACAGGTGAAGTAACAAAAGATGTAAGAGAATTAAAAGATGAATCAATAAAGAAACCAAGAGCCACAAGTTCTAAAACAACTAGTAAAGTAGTTGAAAATGCAGAACCTATATTAACTTTGGAGGATAATAAATATGTATTAACTACTGGTGCAGTCGATGCTCTTGACGTAGAAGTAGGAGATAAAATAGATATTAAATTCCAAAAAGTTGATAAATCAATGATACCAGTGATTGGATCAAGTGATACTTTTGGAACAAAAGGTGGTAATAAATTAACCAAGTCTAATACAGTGTCTTATAGAGGTAAGGCAAATGATGAACTAAGAGTATTTGGAACTGAGTTCACTTTAGAGAAGCATCCTACAGCATTAGGTTTGTTTATTCTTAAAGGAGAAAATACTCCAGATGTAGAGTTTAAAGAAACTCCAACTCCTGAACCTGAAGAGGAGTCTAATGAGGAGATAAATGATATTGATGATATGACAGATGATGCAGAAGAAGTAACAGATGATGATTTAAACTTTACACTTTAATAAAAATATAATTAATTATGAAAATGAATTTTGGTTCAGTAGCAAACATTTCAACTAACGCAACTAGTAATTATCTTAAACCTTGGAATATTTATGATGATGTTAAATTTGATGGTATTAGCGATCCTGTATCTGGTAATACTAAAGATGGTGGTACATGGAGAGCATGGGATTTCACGTTTACATGTCCACAGGGAATTTATAGAGAAAGAGTATTTGAACCACAGAATGATGAAAGAATGACAGTTACCAATTCTAATGGTCATGAAAGTCAACTTCCATCAGCACAAGAAAGATTACTATTCTTTGCAATGCAATTAATAGACACCTATAATCCAGATGTAAAAGATAAATTTATAGCTGCTTGTGCTAAAATAAATGAAGAAGCTAACCCCCATAAACAATTTGATTTGTTCTTTGGAGCATTGAAGAAAGCTATTGAAGGTAGTGAAATAACTGCTCAATTACTTCTAACAGGTAGAAAGAGTGGAGATTCTGTATATGCAAGTCTTCCTAATTTTGTAAGAATTAATTCTAAAACTAATGAGCCTTTTACAAGTGAAAGATTTATTGGACATAATTTAGGATTTAGTGCTTATGAAGCTGGAGAAAAGAAAAAGTATGATGCTGCTGCCCCAACAAATATGGACAAAGTAGAGAAGAATGAGTCTAAAGCAGCTAAAGGCGATGAAATAGATAATTTCGATAGTCTCCTCTAATTAATTTGGAATACTAGTAATAAATGATTAATTTTGAGGTTCTAAATAATATTATATGAATTTTACGTTACAACCTCAGATTACTAAATCATTTTTACTTTCTAAATATTCTGAAGAAACTTATATGTCTTATTACCTTGGACTCCCCGTTAAAAAGGGTTTATTTAAAAACCCTTTACGGAGAGACAACAAGGTAACTTGTTCTTTTTATAGAAATAAATCTAATGAATTAATATTTCATGATTTTGCTACAGGACAACATTTAAATTTTATATCTGTAGTTATGGCTAAGTTTAATGTCCCATATTATTCTGCTATTAATATAATAGCTAAGGATTTTGGCTTTAAACAAGGAAATGGGCAACATAAAGTCGTAATAAAAGAATCAGCAAAGAAATTTGAAAGTAAAGGGCCTGCTAAAATTCAAGTTGAAATAAAAGAATTTACTAAACCTGAATTAGATTGGTGGAAAAGTTATGGAATAACTTTAGAGATATTAAAAAAATATCATGTATATTCTTGTAAAAACATATTTTTAAATGATAATCTATTTACAACTGATAGTAAATTAACTTTTGGATATTATGGTGGAAAACTTGATGGATTAGAACTGTGGAGAATATATTACTCTCAGCGTCATGAATATAGATTTTTAACTAATTGGCCAGCAAAGAAAATTCAAGGCTTTGAGCAATTACCAAAAGATGGTAAATTACTTATAATTACTAAATCTATGAAAGATGTTATGTGTTTAAATTCATTAGGAATATCTGCTATAGCTCCAAACTCTGAAAATTTATTTATTTCTGATAATGTATTAGAAATATTAAAACAAAGATTTAAATATATAGTTGTATTATATGATAATGATTTGCCTGGAATACATAATATGAATAAGATAAGGAGACAACATCCAGAACTTGTTTATACTTGGATTCCTAGAAAATATGAAGCAAAAGATATAAGTGATTTTTATAAAAAATGGAAAAGATATAAAACTTTAGAATTTATTAAAGAAAGTATTAAACGTTTAAAATAGCATGAGTAAAAAATAGGTATTGAATACTTCCTGTGAAGCTACTTTTAAAGATGGACATAAAGAACAATTTGAGTCTATTGAAGAAGCTAGTGAGAAAACAGGATTGACTGTAGCATCTATTAAAATTAGGTGTAATAAAGTTGGTTGTATAGGAAAAGATAAAACAGCTTTCGTATGGTTAGATGACCATACAAGAAGGTCTTATCAAGCTAAGAAATCTAGAAACAAAGGTTCTGAATTTGAATATCATGTATGTAGAAAACTTAATGAATTAGGTTATGATACAGTTACAGCTCGTTCTGAATCTAAAAGAATGGATAATGGTAAAGTTGATATTGTAGATAAAAGTGGTAAATTACCAATTAATGTACAATGTAAACATACAGTAAATCTCCCTAATTATTTTACAATTAGAGAAGCTTGTATAGACCAAATAAAACCATTTTGTTTATTATGGAAAAAGGCTACAAATGATGGGACTAATAGTCCTGGAACTGTAGCAGTTATACCAGAAGATTTCTTTTATGAATTACTTGATTCCTATAACAAAAATAAATCATGAGAAATATATATAAATTTACTTGTAATTACAAGGGAAAAAGTAAAACCTACAGTCTACTTGCAACTAACCTAAATGATGCATATGAAGAGGCTGGTAGATTAATTATCGATAATTATGAAGATATTGATGATGACTCTTGTGATATTTTAGATTCTGCTAATAGAAAAAACTGGAAAACAGACGTTATGCCATTTTTAATGGCTAATGAAAATATGCTACTAAGTAATATAGAAATAGTTAATAATGAAGAATAATTTAAAAATAGGATTAGACTTAGATCAAGTCTTAGATGATTTTATGGGTCCTTATCTTAAACGATTTGGAACTCCTAAAACTGATTTTGAAATAACTAAAAATGTACAAAGAGTATTATCTAAAGATAGAGATTTCTGGTTAAATTTGCCAGTTATTAATACTATAGATTTTATTCCTGAATTGTATTGTTCTAAACGAGTAAATCCTAAAAGCTGGTCAAAACAATGGCTTAGTGATAATGGATTTCCAGATAGACCTTTTTATCAAATGGTTTATCAACATGGAAACAAAGCTGACCTTATAAAAGGTAGAATTGATATATTTGTGGATGATTCCTTTAGTAATTTTATTAAAATGAATAAATCTGGGGTTCCTTGTTTGTTATTAGATAATGAGTATAATAGAAACATTGATCCTATTTTAAAGGTTTTTTCATTAGATTTTGACGAAATAGAAGATGTATATAACCTAGCTAAAAAGTTGGGAATCTTCGATAACTTTAAGGAATATATAAGTGAAACTTAGCGAAATAGAAATTACCCCATTATTGGATTCTATAAAATTATTAGATATATCTGATAAAGAATATTTTGGTGGTGGTTATAACAAATATATAAGTAATTCAAGATTAAATTTACTTAAAGAAGAATATAATGGATCTCCAGATAAATTCTTTGATGGTTTACAAGCTAATGCTCAATATAGTGATTCGTTATTATTTGGTTCTGCAGTTCATGAATTAATACTTCAGCCAGAATCATTTTATTTAGTTCCTAATGTTAATAGACCTACTGCTAAAGCAGGTCTAATGGCTGATGAACTATATAGACCAGATGGTAATGTTCCTACATACAAAGCAATAAAAGCAGCTTCTGAGAAAATAGATTATTATAAATCTTCTATGAACTCAGATAAAGCTAAAGCATTAATAAGTAAATGTGAAGAATATTGGAAATCTAGATGTGAATTTGAGAAAACGTATTCTGGAAATAAAGAACCAATTTTTCTTTCAGAGAAATTAAGAAATAATGTTCTTAGTTGTATAAAAGCAATTAATAAAAATAAGAAGATATTGCAACTTCTTAATCCTAATGGAACTGTGCAAGATCCAGTGATTAAAAATGAAAATGCAATATTAATGGACGTATTAGTTAAAACTCCTGACGATTCTTTTATTCTTAAATTAAAAAGTAAACTAGATAATTTTAGTATAGATTTTGATACTAATACAATAACAATAAATGACTTAAAAACAACTGGAAGAATCATATCAGAATTTGATTCTGCTATTGATAAATTTAGTTACTATAGAGAAATGGCAATGTATAGTTGGTTACTTAAACTTTATGTTCAAAAAGAATATAATATGAAACCAACTATTAAAAGTAATTTCTTGGTAGTGGAAACTATTCCAGAATTTTATACTAAAGTATATCCAATGACAAAAGCATTGTTTAAAAAAGGTATGGATGAATTTAGTCACTTGTTAAAATTAGCAGCATTTTATTCTTGTAATGGATATGACGGACTTAGAGAAGAAAGAGTATCCAACGTTTAAACAACTAAGTAATCTATATAAAAAATATTTTACTTTAGGTTATATTAATGCAGATATTAATTTAAAATTTGCTTTAATTTCTTTAATTGGCTATATTGTAAACGAATTAAAGAAGAAGAAACCCGATGTTACTTATTATTCTGTAATAATGAAGATGGCTGAAGGTTCTGGATTACCAGAAGAACTTTTATTAGCCCTATCCATTATATGTGAAGATTTTGCATATCAATGTACAGAGTTTCCAACTTTTGGTATGAAACCACCCCAAATGGTGGCTAAAATTAAAGAGATTTTAAATATGTATGTTCCTTTTTAAATTTTAGTTAAAAAGGAATTAACATAAATTAACTAGAATATATTTTGTATTTATTGTATAAACTAATATATTCGTAGCACATAAAGATAATAAATGAGAATAAAAGATAATGTATTAATGAAATAATGTTTATAAATTTTTTTAAATTATGTCAGAAGTTAAATTTTTGAATTTTGAAGTAGTAGAGTTAACAGGTGCAACTAAAGAGGATGCTTTTAATAAAGCACCATTTTTCATTTCAGGTGATGCAACACAATCATATAAGAAATGGGAAGAAAAACAAGAAGGAGTAATTACAGATGCAATGAAGAGAGAGTTCTTCATATCTTATCTTAAGAAAAAGAATAATATGGCTCCTGGTGCTGGATTTGCAATCACAGTGCAATCAGCAGTTAAAGATTCTAGACAAAGACCTTATACATTCCATGATGTAAAGAATGAAAAAGGTGCTAGAAAATGGAAGAAAACATATGAAATTAAAGATGATGTAACAAAAGAAGTTATTGGTGCAACACAGGACACCAAAGCTAAGGCTAAAGAAATTGCCAAAGAGTTATTCAAAAATGGTTTGAAACATAATATTACTTGTACATATACAAAGCAAGTTGTTAATGGTGAACCAGTAGCTTTCAAAGCTGAATATACTCCATCAAAGAGTTCTCAACCTGGTAAATATATTGCTTTTGGAATCAAAGCATAATAATTGTAATCTTAATT